TAATGTAGAAAAATTGCAGGAAATGAATGTTGTTCATGGACTTAAATTCAAAAATGTGTATAGTGAAGACTTATCTGTATCTTCCAAGCAAGCTTTATGGAGATATTTGCACACTTTTTATTTATTAGTCCAGAGCTATCCCAAGATTGATAAAATTCAAGAGAAATATGTGGAACACGAAGATATCGAAAAGATTAAAGCTGGACTTGCTGCCCATGATGAAAATTTAAAGAATATTATGCAGTCAAGTGCTAAGTTTGCCGAGGAAATTCTTAGAGACCAGGCTCAACGCACTAGTGATGGATCTCAAACTATGCCTTCTATCTTTGAAGGAATGGATGAGAAGAAGTTCGAGGATTCATTTTTGAATTCTAATATTGGAAATTTAGCGAAGGAAATTAGTCAGGATTTGGACTTGAGTGATTTGAAGAGTATGGAGAGCCCTGATGATTTGATGAAGTCTTTAATGGGAGGTGGAGCAGAAGGTGGATTAGGAAATATTATTCAAAAGGTTAGCAGCAAATTACAGGCGAAGTTATCAAGTGGTCAATTAAATGAAGAAGCTTTGATGAAAGAGGCTACACAGATGATGAGTATGTTGAACCCAGCCTTAGCTTCGATGGGAATGGGAGGAATGAGCGGTGGCAAGGGAATGGGAGGAATGGGAGATTTATTTTCGATGATGGGTGGAATGATGGGAGGTGGAAAGAAGAAGAAGAAGTCTAAGAAATAAATTTCAATACGGTAAATAAATATTTTATAAATTATCTATTATAAAATAATAGATAATGAATATAGAAAAAAGTACAGATGAATTTTGGTATTATCAACCTTCTATTTTATGGGATAGTCGACGTTTTATAGAGTTTTTTCCCAATCCTGATTTAAGTTTGGCGGAAAAATTAAACTCTTTAGTTAGGCTATCTTTTTACATAAGTATAGTTTTGATGGTATTCTATGGAAATTATTTATACATTTACATTCCAATCGTAGTACTCGCTTTCACCTATTTTATTTTCAACAATTATAAACCAAAGAAGAAAGAAAAATTACAAGATTATAAATCTCTTTTAAATTCTACAGAGGGATCATATAATGTTGAACCAACTGTAGAAGATGCTTCTCAATTGGAAACATCTTTAGACGATTATAAATTGACGGATGATATATGTACCAAACCAACTATAAATAATCCTTTTATGAATATTAATACCATCACTGATAAAAGAAATAAACCCGCTGCTTGTCCCTATTACGATAACGAAGATACAGCAGCCCAGGTAGAGAAAAAATTTGAGTATAACTTATATCGAGAAGTAAGTGATTTATATAATAAGAGAAATTCTCAAAGACAATATTACACTGTGCCTAGCACAACAATTCCCAATGAACAAACTGCATTTGCTAAGTGGCTTTACCTTAGCCCACCAACTTGCAAAGAGGATACCATTAGATGTGTGCCTCAAACCACCCAACCTCCCCTCCCAGGCAATAATGTGGAATATTTACAATTACAAGGATAAAATAATATTTTATATAATAATGAAAGATTACATTGATAATGTTTATCAAAGTTATTCAAAATTCAAGCCAGTATCTACTCCAAAAGTGCTAGTCTTTGGTATAGTTAGACAAGGGAATAATTTAATAGAGAATTTTTATGAACAAGATAAAGAAACAGGGATTCTTTACCAAGAAAAACCAAATTGGTTAGGTGGTGAGACGAAGCCGCTTAGCCAAGGAATGGCTGATTACATTTTTGAGAATGTAAATGTTCCTATTGGATACGATGATACAACATATCCTGATAGCTATTTAGGGGAAGAAAAAAATACTAGTCGATGCCCAAATTTAATGAAATAATTTATTAGTATACAATATGAATAACAATATTTGTATTGGATATATTTTTGGAATTATTCTTACTTTATTAATTGTAATTGGATTATTCACTTGGAGCTATAATGACGATGTAGAAAAAGAATATTTTAGTAATTTTCAAAAATTGGATGAAGCTCTACAATTGCTTTGATCTGTATTTTTTATAAGTTGTATATGTCTTCTTAGCAGCGAATGCTAGACCAATAAGGGGTATGGTTTTTTTAGCGATTTTCATTATGTTTCCAGATTCTTTTTCACTTTCGAAAAGTTCATTTATTTTCCTTTCGATATTTTCCCTTGGATCATCTTCATTTACTTCCTGGATTATCCCATTATTAATCATATGCTCATTTCCGAGTGAGCTATTGTAATTTTCAAGTAATTTCTCAGTGTATAAAAGTGCATCCGCATTATTTCTTGGCTTAATTCCAATTTTACTATTTAAATTGAGATTATCGTTTGTGAGGTTGAATTTATTCTCGGACATCATATTTTGGACTAATAATTCTCCTTGGGGAGTAATTGTTTCATTGGAATCAATTTTATACTCAATCGTTTCATCTTCATCATTCGATATCTTTTTAGAGACTATCCAGTAATAAAGGACATCTGGAGGTGCATTATTTAAGATTACAAATTTAGTTTTATCTACGTCTATTTTTTCCACACTTCCAAAATGAATTACAAAATTTTGTATCATATCATCATACATTCTCAATTTTTCTCGAATTACATTTTGGGGTAAATCCAATAAACCAAATGAGGGATTTATAGCAATATCGGATAAAATTGGCTTCAAATCGGAATTTAAAACAATATCTAACCCATAAAGATTATATTGAAAATCAATAGTATCTGGTAATCGCTTTTTCATATCTTTCTCTAATTTGAATATTTTACTTGATACATCTAGATAATTTGAAAGAACTACTGAAGTTTTTTGAACAAGGTTATAAATGTCTTTCATCATAGAATTTTGACCTCCTATAAACTCGTCTTCTCCTAATCCTAAACTATAGAGTAATCCCTCTCGACTAACATTATTTTTGAAATTAGCGAAAATAGTTGGGTAGAGAAATGTATAATATTTACTTTTTATTCGAGTCACGAGAACATATACTCTCAAATCTATAATTTCTTCTTCATACATCACCAGTTTTTTCAATGATTTTTCAACTATAAAATTATTACTAGATTTATTGTATTTATTACGAACAATTTGTTGAACATTTTCAACATTTTTTATTAAATAATTACTGTAATCTTTTTTCCCATCAAGTACCCTAAAATAAAAATATCCATCGTCGAAAAAAAATGAATTGTCTTCTAGAACCTTATCTATTGTTTTTCTAGTAAAATGAATGAATGGTAATACAAACTCACAATCTAAATCATATAATATCTTTTTTATGGTTATTTTCATACTTTTCCCATGTGAAAAACCATATGCCATTTTTCTATTATAGGTATAATGAGCTAATGTTGCCTCGAATGCGGAGGAAAACTCCCATTTATTATTTTCCAAAATTTTTGTCAAATATTTTCGAAGATCTTTGTGATTAATAAGATTAAAATTGAACCTAGCAATATTCATTATATTATAATCTAAATAATTAAATACCATCAACCGAAAAAAATTGAAATAAATTAATTCAATTAAGTGAAATGAATAAGAATGACTCTCACACGTGATAGAATCAAAAGCTATGTTGAATCTTTTAACATTGCTTATGAACAAGATGTTGATGATGGACAAGTACGTCCAGATGTATTCCTTACCCGTCTAAATCGATGGATAAGTATGAATTCGAAACGTAAAAAAAGCAAGAAGTCTAAAAATAACACCTCAAGAACGCAAAATCAGCCTACCCTACAACAAGAACAATCCCAAGAACAGCAAGAATCACAAGAACTAGCGATTGTTGAGAATTCAATCGAAGTTGAAAATTCAATCGAACAGGTTCCTCTTGAAGAAGCACAGAACGTGATTATTGAAGAAGCTGTAACAATTATTACTCAAATTAAGAATATTAAATCTTCAAAGGATAATATTTTGAACAATGTTTCTCATTTGATCAAGAAATTTCCAGTTGTTTGGTCCAAAAAAGATTTGGATGGTAACGTGAGACCCACATTTACCAGCGATGTTTACATTAATTTTTTGCAAACTATTAGTGATTTTTATCAGGAATTACCAGAATCTAATTTGGAAGTACAATCTTTGTATGACATTGAAGATTATGATAAAGATTTCCTTAAAATTTATGAAAAAGATGTTATTGAAGTGATTCAAAAACAGTGCAAAGATCAATATAAGCCAATTCAAAAAGCCATCGAGGTGTATCCAGAGCTAGTTTCAATAATCGCCAAATGCTACAATAGTATTTTATTTGGTAATTTTGAACTAACTTCAAGATGGCGTTACGCAGATATTTCTGCTAAATTTAAGGGAGGAGAAGATAGGGGAAATCCCTCTAAATTTCGACCTCTTATGGTTTTACCGATTGTTGTACGTATTATGGACACTATCATTTCTAAAAAAATTCACGACGTTGTTTTGAAATACAATGTTATTGATACTCGCATCCAAAAATCTGCATTAAAAAATTGCAGTGGTTTGTGGGAAAATTCATTTGTTGTCAACAAAAAGATTTGTGAAATGGTGGAAACCAATGACGATTCCAAGCTATTTTTCTTTATTGATTTAAAGAATGCATTTGGAAGTGTCAATTATGGAAAAATAGTCAAAATTTTTGAGAAATATAATTTTTGCCCACAAATTACTTCTTATTTCAAAAGATATTATGAATGTGTTTATGGTGTCTATAAATTTAAGAAATTCAAATGGACAAATGGATTATTCCAAGGATCCGCTGCTTCAAATATTTATTTTTTGATTTATATCGATTTCGTTTTAAAAGATTTTTTTAAATCATTAAGAGAAGCGAATTTAATCGATGGATTTGATATTGAGAAAAATGCTTATGCATTTGTTGATGACATGGTTATGGTTTTACCCAGAAATCGTGATATATCAGCTATTTTGAGAGTTCTCAATGATAAAATGAGCGAATATGGCTTTGAAATCAATAAGGACAAGACTTATTTTGTGGTTAATGACGTAAATATAAAGACTCTAACATTTGATGGTGCTATTTACAAAAAAGCACCAGTGGATTTTAAATATTTAGGTCATTCCCTCTTTATTTATGAAGATGAGATTTTACTTGAAATGTATGACAAATTATTAGTGTGTCTAGATGAAATTAGAGATTTACCAGTTGATGAAAATATGAAAGCTTATTTTTATTATTCTTGTATTTTTCTTAGGATCAATAGAATTATTGAATTATTTTACTTGATTCATGGACTAACTCCTTTTTTGGAAGATATTCTTCTTCTTATTTCCAATTTTTTGTTGGACCTAGGAGGAGAGAATTGTGAAAATTATGAAGAAAAACATATTGAACATGTTTTCTCTAAGGCAAAATCTAAATTATTGAGATCACCCAATCTACAAGAATATCATTATCTAGTTGATGATGTCAATGATGACATATCATATGATTTTAACAAATTATGTGGATTTGAAGTTCCTAGTGTAGAGGATGTAAGGAAAAAATTACAAGAATTACGAGCAAGCGGTCAATATAGTGACGATCTTTTTGACAAAGGTGGTAGAACTGGATATAGTCAAAATTTTGTTTCTAGAACTGACTAATTTTTTCTATGTTAAAATAAAATGCTTTATGAAATTATAAAATACTTTACATTTATTTTGATATTATGTCTAACATTGTACCTAACTTTTGAATCTAGGATACAAGAAAACTTAACTAGTTATAATGATGTTACACCAGAGATGTTAGTGAATTGCCAAGGGTGTATTGATGAAAATGCAAGATGTCGTCAAGGAACAGTTGCACAATGTAAGAACATTGAAACTACATTGTGTTATGCTTTTTTTGATGAGAATGGTAATTCAAGAACACCTTGTGGTGCCTTTGATAGAAGTAAAAATGCGGAGGATTCTTGTAAAAATTGTCAAACTTATTGCCAATGGTGTATTGATAAAAATGGGGATGGTAGTTGTATTTCAAGAGAAATATTTGACTGTGATCTATGTC